GACCTGCTCTAATGTCGAATATATTTGTCGAAATATTTCTATATTTTCTTTCAAATATTTATCCAAAAAGTATTGTATTTTCTGTTCAAATGTTATATAATTAAACCATGGAAAGGGAATAAATAATAAAGGAGATTGATGTATATGAAAACAAATATTGAAGTTAGATTTTATATTGACCTTGAGGTTATGGAAGAAACAGAATATAATGAAACCCAAATTAAAGATATGATAATGAAGCATTCTTTTAATGAATTTAAATTTGATGATTTTAATGTGGTAAAATTAGATGATGGTACAGAAGTAAATGTGCTTCCTCACTTTAACATATATAATGATTTATTAATGAGTGTTTCATACTTTTAAAATCAAAGGAGGTAATAAAATGGACAGATTAGATTATGAATCAGAAGTAATTGATATTTTAAACGAAGCATGTAGTGAGTTAAATTCACAAGAATTTGAAACACTATTAACAAGAGTTGAAGAAATAGTAAATTTTTATAAATAATTGTGGGGGATTAAAATGGAAATATTATTTTTTATTTTTATTGTTATTCTTTTTATTACGTTAGGAATATATGCATTATCATAATTCTTGTTTACCAAATAATTAATAATTTATATTTAGAGGTGATTAAATGACAATGTTATTATTATTTTTACAAGTCCTATACACATTAACAAATTGGCGATGGGTTAAATCTGCTTTAGCTATATTCTTTGTAATATGGTTAGCAGAAATAGCATTAGCTACTGGTATTTTAATAAGTATTTTACCAAACTTAATGAATATGTTATCAGAATTAATTAATATGTTATAAGAGGAGGAATTAAAATAATAATTAAAACGAGAATTAATAAAGATGAAAGATTAAAAAGAAAAAATAAAATAGAAAACACAAACTATCTTGCGGGTATAGAGGTTAAAGAAGCTATTTACTACGTTAAAACTGCATATAGTTTTAAAGATATAACCCAAGCCCAAGAAACTTACAAAAACTGGCGAAAAGAATATTTAAAAGATAATACGAGGTGGTAAATATGAATAATCAATTATGGAGAATGTACAAACTATACTGTTATAAAAATGGACTAGCAGAGGGGAATTATAAAGTATTTAGAGAATTTATGATAAAAAACTGTACACACAAATAGTAATTTACGTACAATATATTATAATCCTTATTAGCTATTAGTTATGTAACCTTTCAAGACATTTTTATATCCTTTGTTTAATTTATTAGTATTTTTAATTTATTCGATTCATCTAAAAATTAAAGCAGAATTAAGAGCAACAAATAGTTGCTCTTTTTTCTTACTATTTTTTAAAAATATTTATAAAAATTTATTAACGGTATTACACTAAATATCATACAATATAGTGTAAAGAAAATTAAAATTATTTGAAAAGGGGATTTTAAATTATGAATAAGGTATTTATTAACGGAAACTTAACAAAGGACATGGAAGTAAAAGTTTTATCAAACGGGAATTATGTAGGTAAGTTCACAATCGCTAACACAGTAGGTTATGGTGAGAAAAAGAAAACATACTTCATTCCTTGTACACTATTTGGTAAAAGAGTTGAAAGCTTAGAAAAAATATTAGTTACTGGTGTAGGGGTATTAGTTGAGGGTCAACTAGATTACACAAGTGTAAAAGACGAGCAAGGTAATTGGAAGAATTACACTAACGTTATAGTAACAGAAATAGAAATAACAAAATTCAAACAAACTAACAACTATGACAATATGAGTTTAGAAGAATTAAGAGAAGAATGTAAAAATCAAAATATTAAATTTAGTTTCAAAGACACAGCAGGTATGTTAATCAAGAAACTAAATGCTTAAAGGAGTAGTTAATCATGACAGAAGAACTTGATTTATTGGGTTTATTAATTGATAAAATTGAATATGAAATTATCCAATGTAAAGATAGTTTAAAGTCAGCAAAACATGATATTAAAAAACTTGAAAAAAGTAAAGCTGACTTATTAGAAACAGGAATTGCCGATTATGTTTTTGATAACAAGATAAGCAGTGTAATATATGTAAAAGAAACATTAGAAAAAAGATTAAATGTATTAAAGAAAATTAAATATAGATTAGTAGTAAGTGAAAGAATGTTTAAATCACTAGAATAGTCATCACCATCACCTCTTAAATATAGATTTAGGGTACACAATTACGTGTACCCTTTTATTTTACCCCTAAGTCTTTTAACATATCATACATAACAATTTTAATTTCTATAGTTTTAAATCTTACTTTACCAAATTGGAAATATCTTATTAAGTTATTAAAGCAACTGTTACCAACATACTTATTATTTAAAAATGTGTTGTCGTTGTGGTCTGAAGCCAAGACAGAGTAACATCTAGCTGTTTTGGTAGGTTTGTCTGTTATATAGAGTATATCTTTTACAATGTTACCCCAAATCATATATTTTTTACCTTTGTACTCTACTGCAAAGTATTCATCACAATGTTTTAAACTCATTTGCTCTACAAATGTGTTACTATCTCTCAATGATTTATTATCTATAGCATAATCACTATATTTTGTATTACGGATAAGTTTACCAAACTTAGTTTCTTTTTTCATTTCTATGAACACATCGTTTGTACTATATTCTATAACCATTTCACCATCACGCGCTAACGTAAATCTCTCACCCTCGTTAATTTTTATATTAAAATAAGTAAAGTAAGGATTTACTCGTGAAATATTGTTACCTAAGAAATACATTCTTACATTGTTTCTAGTTCTTGCTACTGTTTCGTAAAAGTCTAAAGCAACATCAACTTCATTTGTTATATACCTCATACCCGCGCTACGGTCAACTAAAAATTCATCAAACATTATCGTTGTAACATTTGGATAAGCAACTGATTTATATCTTTGCGATACACTTAGAGCAACTGGGAAACCTGCGATATTACCATCTACATAAAATTTTCCAAACTTAAACTCTAGTTCATTATTTGGGAATTCCATTCTTATATCATCAAACCATTTGTCGTTGTCTTTAAGTTCTGTTTTCCATCTTCTCAAATAAATGAATTGTTCACCCTTTTTAAGAAAATTTCTGATACATCTCTTTTTTAACCCATAACTTTTTCCGAAACCTCTGTTTGTCAGAACAAAATTCCATATTGCGTTATAGCTACATATTTTATCATAATTATAAAATTCCATAATTACCTCCTTAAAACAAAAGCACCCAAGGGTGCTTCTGTTATTTGTTAATTTTATCTTCTAGGTTATCCATGCGTGTACATATTTCCTTTAATGTTACATTTAGGTTACCTAGTGTTTCCGTAAACTTATTGTTATTGTTAAACATTACAACACAACAAGCGATTGGAAACCCTACGTTTGATATTACATTTACTATTTCTTCCATAATTAAACCCCCTTATTCTTTAATGCTTCAATTTCTTTTTTAATGTTTTCAATTTCAATTTTAATTTCATTAATCTCTTCCATTAGTTCACTTTTTACTATATCTATTAAGTTAGTGTCTATTATTTCGTTTAAAGTGCCATCTTCTAACCATAAAGTAAGCAACTCATTTACTTCTTCTTCTATTGCTACATCCTTTATCCAGTTAATTATGTCGTTAGTATTATTACATAAGGTAATACATTCCTCTAGTTTTTGAAAGAATTTACATTTTAACTCTTCTTCTGTCATTTCAGAAAAATCATAAACTCTTCTTAATAAATCTCCATTAATTCCTTTAATCAAGTTTACCCCTCCTTTTTGCTATAAAGTGCAAATTTACATTACACTTTATAGCATTATTTTTATATTATTTACACTCATTAGGGTATCTTATAGCCCTATATGAACACAAATCATTTTCAAATGTAAAATTAGTTTCATTAGTTGAGAAATTTATTTCATCAAATACAACTGTTGTATTAGGTGTTCCCTCATCTGTTCCTAAACCACCGTAACAAACTAGGAATGTTTCTGTTTCATCATCTAGTAGAATTGCTGACCCCATAAACATACTTCTCTTTCTAGGGGTTACATATTCCTTAAATTTAGCTAACTTCATATTTTCCTCATCTAACCAGTACCTACAAACTCTACTATTATCAGTGGAACAACCAGAGTTATCAAATATAGTTATACTACCATCATCCAATATTCTTATATCGTGTTGTAGGTAACCACTTTGTTCGTTAGTCATACCATCAAAATCTATTCTACCGCCACGACCGAACAACCATAATACATTACCAGTTTTTCTTTCTATTTTAGCTATACCAGTATGTCTAAACGATACAATAAAATTGTTGTCTTTAGGGTCTATAGCTAAAGCATTTAAATGACAATAGTCGTTATATACGGGTTGATTTTCTCCATAATTAGAAAATTCTTTATGGAAACAAGAATAATTATAAAATTCTGAGTGGTCTACAGATTCCCAATGAAATACTATTTTATCGTCTTTTATTTCTTGAATAACACAATTACAAGCCTTATATCTACCCGGTAGTCCCGGAACATTATCTACAACAGTTCCCACATATGCTGATAAAATATAATGGTTATCGTCTATATAATGGAAGAAATGATTTTCACATGGGTGTCCATCTGGTACGTTACCCCTTGCTTTTAGTTTAATATCTTGCTTTATAAATCTGAAATTTTCATCTACTATATTATAATATTGTGTAAAATACCCTCCTGTACTAATTTGGATAGGAGTACCACCCTCAATTCCGTAAGTGTATCTCAATTGACCTTTTGAATTATAATGTTTTTCAAAGTTATAAGCTTTTATCCCTAACTCTCTTTCAAAAATAATAGCACCGTTTGGGTCTATCACCTTACACTTACTAGCATTGTAAGGTACTAAATAAATATTACCATTATATTTTGAACGTCCTTTAATCTTGTTTTTATTAATAGGGAATGTCTTTAAGTTACCAGAGACATCTTCATTAATTGATTTTAAATTACCTTTATAATCTCTCATTGTTGATGTTGTATTATAATCTACATCTTTTGAGTTATTAATGTAGTTTGTAGTATTTACAGGGCATTGTATACTCATTTCCACATTGCTTAGTATATTTGTTATTCCGTTATACGCATATAGTTTTGTTATAGGGAATTCGTCATTATCTACAATAATTTCATTAGATTTATATTGTTCAAATCCAGTTCTTTTTTCACCTAGTTCAACTTGAATGTTTGAGAATCTAACAAAATGGTAATATTCCATTGTTTCCACAGTACAACCAACAAAACCTACTAATAAAGTTCCTTTTGCGTCTGTGTATCCTCCAGAACAGTAAGCACCAAACCCTCCAGTATTTTCTGTTACATCTGCTGAAGCAGTATAATAAGTGTTTGGTATTAAGTTATTTATTTTATAGAAACATTGTGCATAACTTCCACCATTACCTCTAAATCTTATGTCATTATTCCCATAAACATTATCAATAATTAATTGTTGTCCAAGAGGTCTATCGCCTACATAATACTCATCTTTAGTAGTAGAAAATACATTTTTTCCACAAGCAATTATTTTACCATTACCACTACTATTTATTTTAATCTTATAACTAATAGTATCTTCAATATTAAATGATTTTCCATCTAGTTTTTTATAAGATAGCGAATCACCAAAAGCTGTTTGAATTTTATCAAGTTCGTTTATTTTGCTAAGATCTTTGACACTTTCAACGTTTAAGTTAAGTTTATAACCATTTAATATATTTGTTACATCACCATAGGCATGTAGTTTAGCAACAGGGAATTTATCATTTTTATATATCATTGTTTCATTGGATTTATACACTTCAAATTTTGTTCTTTTTTCGCCTAGTTCAACTTGAATGTTTGAGAATCTAACAAAATGGTAATATTCCATTGTTTCCACAGTACAACCTACAAAGCCGACTAATAAAGTTCCGTTTGCATCTGTGTAACCACCATAGCAATAAGCACTAAACCCTGCGGTATTTTCTGTTACATCTGCTGAAGCAGTATAATAAGTGTTTGGTATTAAGTTATGAATTTTATAAAAACATTGTGCATAGCTTCCACCATTACCTCTAAATCTTATATCATTATCACCATGAACATTGTCCTTAACCAATTGTTGTCCAGATGGTCTGTCTCCAACAAAATATTCATCTTTATTAGCAGAAAATACATTTTTTCCACATGCTGTTATTTTAAATCCATCATATGGTACATATTTACTAGGGCTTACTGATTTTTCTATCATCATAGTATCTAAATAGTAATCGATATTTTCACTTTCACTATATGCCCCGTACCATACAAATAAATATTTTGCTCCCTCTGGAATTGGTACACTTGCGTATGAACGACCCTTAAATTCTCCGCTTTCCTTGAATTTATCAAAAACCATAGGTACTTTGTCTGCTTGTGGCATTTCACTAAATACACCTATCATTTTGTAGTTACCCGGTGTTGGAGTTATTTCTCCTACTGTTAATGTTTCACCTACATAACCAGTAACGTTAAATACAAATCCATAGTTTCCACCACCACTTATTAACATTCCAGTATCTTCATTCATCCAAAGTCCGTCTTTCATTTCAACATTACTTTTAGTAAATAGGTTTGTTATAACAGTTTTAAATCCTTTTATGAATAAAGGTGAGTTATCGCGTGTATTTGTAAAATTAAGTGATGTTCCCTCTTTTTCTTCTGTCAATGAACTATTCATTACCATTTTTTTATTTTCTAAAACTTCAGCATTTACTTTCTTAAATTGTTCTCTTACTGAATCCCCTGCGCTATCATAAGTAACCCCATCAGCACCTATTCTAATGTCTATTAACTCTGCATCAGCAGTTGTGCTACCTTCTTCTAATCTTGATAAATTATCTATTCTTTTTCTTTCAATATCAACTTCTGCTTTTGTAGCTTTTTGAACTTCAATGTTTTGTAAGTTTTCGTTAATTTTACTTACACTATTATTAATTTCTAATTTATTCTTTTCAATTGTTGAAACAAGTTCGTTTACTGAATTATTAAATGTTTCTTTATTTACTTTTTTATTAATTTCTTGTCTATTAGCTTCGATTTTATTATTTAGTTGTATTTGTATATTTTCATCAATTATTACTTTTCGTAAATTTTCATAATCATATTTAATTTTTTTCACTAGTAAATTTAAATGCTTATCACTTGTTTTTATTTTTCTCTCTAGTCTTTCAATTTCTTGTCCTAATCTCTTCCATTGTTGGAAGTCAATTGCATTTTGATCTTGTAATTCTTTAATGTTTTGTTGTATTTTGTTGATATCGATATCGCTCATTTTATTACCTCCTTAATATACAAATAAGAATAAGTTTTCAAGTTCTTTAAAAATCATTTCATCTATATTGATTAATACTGCTCTCCATTTTTCTAAGAGTTCAGCAGATGATGTTACACCTATATTACCTTGGGAAATCAGTTCATATTCTTCAGTGTTATTTGATGTGTTTCTCACACTATTGTTTGCAGTAGATTCAGAGTTATTTGTTGAATTACTATTTGATTTACTAGCTGATGTCATATACTTATCTAAATCATCAATCTTGTTCTGTGGAGTATCATTTGCGATTGATAAATCATTATTAGTAGAATTGTTGTTACTGTTTGATGTAGCTTGACTATTTCCCTCTGACACCCCGTTCAGTTTTCTTGTATAACTCTCTTTTAAATCTTTGTTTAACATAAAGTCTATATTTTGACATCTTATTTCTGTTTCATATAACTGTTTATACTTTGGATAAATATCGTTAAGTGTTGCAATTAAATGTTGTTTAAAGATGTTGATGTTATCAAAGCCTATCTCATGAAACATAAAATGTTGGAAGAATTTTTCTTCAAAATAAGGCTTTAGCTCATTGTTGTAAAGATTGTAAGGTTGGTCAAATAAGTTGTAACTTTTATCTTTATAAATATAATAAAGTTGTAGTGTATATTTACTGCTCATTGTCCTCCTCCTCTTCTTCCTCTTCAACATAATATTTACTAATCATTTCTCGATTTGGTAATACTTTAACATTTAATCCAAACTTTTTATTAATTTGCTCACATGCTTGTAATCTATTTTTATACATTAACATTGCATTAGTATGAATAAAATCATTGTTAGAATTAACTTCATCAGTTAGTAATCTTTCTTTCTTTTCAAAGTTATTATTCAATGATAAAAAACTTAAAATTTCTCTTTCAAGTTCATACTTATATGAATTTAGTTTGTCAGCTACATATGGAGTAGGCATTGTTAAAACTTCAAGTGGATTTTCTCCCATTATCTCCCTATTAGCTAAAATGAAAGGCTCAAAGTTTTCTACTTTATCGAATATTACTTCTAATGACTTCTTAGTTTTTTCAGATGCATTAATAAACCAAGGGAACTTTTGTTGATTGATGTTTGCTCTGATACACATTTCAACTTCTAACATTCTTTCGGCATAGTTAGCAATGTAATCTCTAGTTGCTTTAGCTAAATCATTATTTCTAATTAGTGTACAATCATCATTATTAATATATTTAATAGTTTTTATATAATTGTAACCACTTGTTATTACTTCTGTACTTTCCCCGTTTATATTCATATTCGCTCCGAAGCTACAAGGTACTGAAATTAGCCCTAGGTCTTTATCATCATTTACTAAACATAGACCGTGTTCGTAAAGTGCATTTTCAATGTACCTACTATCCATTGTCTCGGGCAGATTCTCCCACGTGAACATATTTAAAGCTAACATTTTATAATAGTCATATAGTCTTTTATAATTCTTAATTTTAAAAGCTTCTATTTCATGTTTATTTTTACTCAATTGCTATACACCTCCGTATTTCCTTGTATTTGTGGTACTGAATATTCACCAACAACTGCACCATTATCAACATGCCAAACTGTTAGACCTCTATTGAATATGTCTTTTATTTCCTCTAAATATTCGTGAGGTATTTTTTCCCCTACAATATTACATGTATTTGTTTTAATGAAGTTAAAATATTTTCTTGAATTTACATTGATAGTTTCCCATTTATTAACCTTATAACCATACTTAACAAAATAATCGTAAATTCTAGTTTTATATCTAAAATCTAACCCAAATTCAATTATATCCACTTTTCTATTACTATTTACTAAGTTGAATAGTGTGTCGTTACCACTTGTTTTAATAGAGTTTGGAGTGTTTATTAAATCTGTTACTTTAGCATTCGCCATAGATGACACTTCATAATTTGATAGTTTGTTTCTTTCATTTAATTGACTATTAGCTAAATTATTAGATAGTTTATCAAAATGTTGGTTAATACCTGCTTGTGCTATACCCATTGCACCATTAGCAACACCAAGCGCATTCCCTGTAAACAGACTTGCTACTGCACCTATAGCACTACCACCTCCACCTATTACATTCCCGATAGTACTTCGTTGGTAATTTAAACTATTATTTGCTAAACCCTGTTTTAGTGTTAAATCATTTTCCATCATTGCATTAATATTACCTTGGTGAAAACTAGCTGATGATGTTGCTAAGAATTGAGAATATGCAGAAGATAGTACAGGTAGCATTAATGGGCTATTATTGACCATACCGTTTAAATTTCCGTTGTAATCACCTTTGTACCCCTCAACATAAAGATTATATTTACTTTCCATTGCTACATTAGTAGCCTTTACTTTTAATTTTAATGTATGGTTTTCACATAACTCTGGCTTAATAATTAATGGATTATTCATATAATCAGTTATCATAAAATATCGAAACGGAAAACAGAATAGTTTCGGCTCGTAACTAGGCATTGTTTCGTCGCTAGTTGGAAACACATTTATTTGTTTTAATAGTTTGTCTATTGTATCAAGAAATAACATTCTGTAGCATTTAGGAATACCACCCTTTGGAGTTCCATATCTATCCACATCAAAACTACATTCTATTATTGTATTCATATCACTTACTTCAATGAAAGGATTATAAGTTAAACTTTGTATTGTATCAACAAACCCCAAATAAGTTGCTTCGGTAATTCTATTTCTAGGAATGCAGTAGTAATAAAGACCAACGGGAATATTCTCCATTAAACTACTTTCTATATCGTTGCCTGTTTGAATTCCCACAATTCCACCTCCTAATCATTTATTATTGACCTATATCGGTAATCAGCATTTGGAGTTCTATCATTTTCCATTATATTAGTACCAGTTTGTTTAGCTTCTATTACATGAATAGTACCATCTTCATTTTTAGAAATAAACATAACTACATGTCCATTATCTGAATTACCACGGGTAAATACTAAATCACCCATTTTCAAGTTGTCTAAAGTTGTTTCTTTACCGTCTTTAATTTGTGTATAAGTTGTTCGTGAAATTTTTATACCATTATCATTGTATGCCCATTGCATTAACCCCGAACAATCTGTTCCATTATCTGTCCCTAACGGTGGATAATTTCCACCATATACATATGGTTTGCCTAATAATTTTCTTGCACTTGCAACAACTTTTTGTCTTATTTCGCTTGTACTTTCTTCTTGTCTGTTGTATGGACTAGGTATATAGCCCATACCGTTGTTGTCTGTTATAGTTCCACCGTTTAAATTTGGTATTGGTTTATAATTATAATCTGCATTTAAAAATACATTTGCCTCTGCTTTTCTTCTATTTCTTAACCCCTCCTCAAACTGCGACCCCTCCATTATTACAGTAGTTTTCCAAACTTCAGCAATACTTTCTTTACTATCCCCATTTATATATTTAGTAAAAATTGTCTTACTTGTTAAGCTTCCTGTGTTATAGTAAAAACTAACAAACGCGTCAAATTCATTTTGCTTCATCTTATTCATGTCATACCCGTACCTAACAAAGCTATCATACACATACTTTGAATAATTACTATATAAACTTTGCCCTAATACTTCAGAAGCTTGTTGTTCTGTACAACTCGGAGCAAGTTGTTCATAGTGTTCGGGGTCATATTTGCTAGTTGTTCCATAACCAATGGTATAAGTCCCATCACCTAGGTTGTAAGGAGTTGCAGAAAAACCCTCACCTTGTTTAATAAACCAAAGCCCATTACCACTAACATAACCCTCTTTGTATAATGTAGTTTGACTACTTGAAGTTCCACCGCTCGATCCTCCATTTATCATCCCCAATCGTGTTGATGATGTTAAGAAATAACAACCTTTATCTGTATAGTCGTAAGCAGTTGTAATGTCTTGAACTTTTAACTCACCGACTTCAATATCTTCTGGCTCTAGTAAGTTATCTAATTGTACATCACCGTTATTATCAAATCGATAACAATGTTCGCGTTCGATAAAACTTTCCATTTTAGTAAAATTAATATCAAAGTAATAAGTTTGTAGTACATCTAACTTTAATGTTAGCTTTGTACTATTTTCTGTTACATATTCTTTATTTATAATGAAAAAGTATTCCCACCTTGTCCCATTGTTCCACATGCAATAATTATAATTCATACACTCATCTATATACTTGTCAATTGTTAAACTTCTTTCTTTTCTCAAATAAGTACAATCTGTCATTGAGTATTTTGCTTTGCTCATAAACCAGTTTATTTGATTAGTTGAATTATTAAAATTAACGGTATTGTTATAATTAATGTCAAGTTCGGGAATACTACAAAAGAAAACATTCGAAATTCTTGGCATAATTAATCCTCCTAATATAATAAAAAGGGGAATAACCCCCTTTAATATTATTTTACTACGAATTTTACACAGTTTACGAAGTTGCAACTAGCAACAATTCCCCATCTGTTAAACCATACGTTTGTATAAAGTGCTTGAGGGTTTCTGAATGTTTCAGATGAATTTAAAGTTTCCCAAATTTGTAATGCTTCTTTATCACAGATTATACATTGAGTTTCTGTATCTTCTGCATATTCGTAAGTTGACCCCTCGTCTGAAGTTGTACAGCTTTCAAAATAATCTATAGGTAATACATGTAAATTGATTTGGTCGTAACTTACGTTAAATGCTTGTGCCAATAATTGAACGTCCATAACTGCTAATAAATCTGTTGGTACAAAGCAAACAAGGTCTTGAGGTTTTGAATAAGTCATTACCCCTTGTCCATTATATTGATTTGATAAGAATCCCATCTTTAAGATATAAGATTTTATAGCAGTAACTAAACTTTGTGCTTTTTGTTGTAAAGTCAACTTATCGTAAGCAGTTTTTCCTAGTTTAACTTCTGCACCTTTTAAGTGTGAAAGTGCGTGTTTAACTAATAAGAAGTCATCATATTCAGCAGAGTTAAGTGGAGCTTGTAAAATTCTAGATGTTAAATTACTTAAACCATTTTCTTCTCTAAATGCCCCTTTTAGTTCTTCATCTGATATAGTTGCTTGATATTGCATTTGCTTATTTTCTGAATAATATTCAACCTTAACATTTGGGTTTTGTCTTGATAATAAATCAGTTGCTAATTGTCCTCCGTCAGTTTGTCTTGTCCTATCTTTACCTTTAACAATATCAACAAATATAGATTCGATTGACTTACCGTATGGTAACATTCCCTTTTTAAATAGTTTATAAGGATTTTCATATGCCTTACTAAAAAATCTTTGTTTAGCAACTTGGTTTGTAAGGACATTTACAAACTCATTTTTTGCAGTTGGATAATCTGTAATAATCTCCCCAACTTTATGCATATTTTTTGCAGTAACCTCACCGATTCTGTCCTTAAATTCTTGGCTTGTAGCACCAACAAGTGCTTTGGTAAACGTAACATTATCTAATGCCATGTTAAATTTCCTCCTTAATCAAAATTCTTTAATATATAATTTATGTCAATTTCAGTATCGTCCTTTTTAGAAGACGTATCTGTTTTAGTTTGACCTGCAACAGGTATTTGTTCAAATAATTCGTAGTTTTTTATTTTTAAACGATTTATTTCATCATTAAGTGAAGTTATATTCTTTTCTTTTTCTGACATAACTACTTTTTGATTTTCTAATAAATCATTTAAATTTTTCTTTTCATCTTCAATTTTCTTGATATAGTCTTGAGCTTCTTCAATTGTTTTAAACTCCATGTTTATACCTCCTTGTTATATTCTTAATAAAGCCCTCCTTTAAGAGGACTTAATAAAAATACAAAAACGCAATTATTTAAATGTATATAATAGTGTTGCAAATCACAATATTACCTTTACAGGCTCTTCACCTTTGCACGTAAAAGCAAGTATTATATTTAAACTTTTAAATAACTACTCAATATATTGTATGAAAAATAACAAAAAAGGTTAACAAAATGTTAACCTTATTAGTATTAGTCTATTAGCAAATCTTTTATTTCTTCTTCTAAATTATTTTCTTTAATTTTATTTCTTATATATTCAACTCTTAAATGTACAGTTGCTCTTGTAAATTTTTTACCTTGCTTTGATTTATAACCGTGGTCATTTAAATACTTTGCTATTTCTGTACAACTTTTACCCTCTGATAATTGATATAAAATTATTCTGTGAATTACGTTATAGAACTGATTGCCACAACTTACTATTTCATCTACTGCAGTTCTTAAGCTACCAAAATCATACTCATCATCTATTCCAGTATATCTTTCTAGGATATTTTCTCTTTCACTATCACCGTTATTAGGTAAAATAAAATCCGTAGAATAATCAGAGCCAAACTCATTAACTTTCGTTACTCTATCATTATCCCTTAATTTACATGCTAGTTCTCGAAACACTATAGTTGAAACAAAAGTATTTGCTCCACTTTTTTCGTAGTCTAGTTTATCCCACACTTTAGCTAATTTCAAACATGCAATACTAAAGCAATCATCATAATCTAATCTTAATCTATCAAACCCACTTCTATATTTACCATATATTAAGCTTACTCTTGAATGAATAAACTTTACATTCTTTTCACAATATTCATTAAAATCATCATACACTATTCTTTCTTTTAATTGCCCTAATTTATCTTTTCTTAATATTACTTTACTCATTTTTATTCCCCCATTTAATTCACATTATATTCAAAATCAATCCTTGGTATGATTGTAATCTTTTAGTATCTTAAATAATGTTGGTATTACTACAAAAACTAACCATAACCCTATTATAATTTTTAAAATAACCATATCTATTTACCTCGTAATACATTCAAATTATTCATTACTTAATATCTATTATCTTTCAAAATAATTATTACTATTAATCATGTATGGTTGCTCTTGGATTATTGTTCCATTTTTTATGATTTTACTTTTCTTTGATTTTATTAAACCTTTTATCTTTTTTGTACATTCTTTATCTTTATAATAATAAATGTCCTCATCTTTACTATAGTATTCCATGTTTGCTAATTCCTTTGCTGAATACTCACACATTTCAAAAACAGAAATATCATCTAACTTTTTCATTATTTCATCAGTTAATCCACAGCATTTGATTTCCCACTCATGAGTTTTAACATTCTTTTCTGCATATCTTTTTGATCCTAAATACTTAAAATCTTCAAAGCACATTTCATTATCCCAAAGACCATATATCTTTTTACCAATTTCTACGCCTTTTACTTCTTCAAGTGTTCCGTACAAGTGTAAAGAATCAGTATCACAATACATAAATCTATCATAATTATTATTAATTGCTTGAACTAAATACTGTTTTGCCCAACTAGTTATAAATGTTGCCATAGGTAGATAAACTGTATTGCTTGTAATCATTTCGTGTGTGTGTTCAATAGTAAATACACCATCATCATTAATGAAATTAGTTATTTCTGAAGCCCCTGCCATACCAAACTTACCATATAACCCGTTTTGCATAAGTTTAGCAAATGCTCTTAATGCCCCCTCATTTTCTTGCTTTATCTTAGACCAAAAGTCTATATAATTTTTGAATAAATTATTAGTACCTCTAAATGCCATATGACCATTTAACTTATATGCTTTCACATGATAACATTCAAAAAGCAAATCTAATAGTACATTTGTTAATCTAAGATGTAATGTTATCTTTTTCCCATCTTTAATATTATTTTTTAAACATTCTCTACCACTAAAATATTTATTGTCCTTTACTTGCAAGAATGCCATTTTATTCTTTTTAACTTCTAAATCATAAACAACTATGTCTTGAATATATAAAGGATATGTTTCTTTATATTGTTCATTCATATTTTTATAAGGTACATCCCTATATTGTGGGTCGCCATATGGTAATAGTCTTGATGACATTATAAAAGGATATAATGAATTAACATCTAATACTACACCATTTCTATTTTTTCTTTTACTAAACTTTTTCACATTATCAAATTCAACTGCCGAAAGTCCACCATAGTAAGAATGTCTTTGCCATGCATCTGCAAAGTATGATTGTTGAGGGTATAATGCTTCAAACACTATATTACTTAAGCTCTCTTGTACATCTTGTTTACCTTGTAGTTTGAAAAATTCTGTTTTCATTAATTTACTATCAACCATATCAAAAACACATGTATCTGTAAAACTGTTTTGTTTGTTTAAATAATCTTCTAAAACTGTTAGTTTATAATTTGCTAAAGCTTGACCCGAATTTGTCAGTTTACTGTATCTAACTTTTTCTCCGTTTAAATCAATACCATTTATCTTTAATAACTTCACTAGATAACTCAACCCGTAAACATCTTCATAGATATATGTCATTTCTTCTTCAGTTAATTCTTCTTGTAGTGTTCTTTCTTTGTCATAATCTAAACCATCTTTACCTAGTTCCAACCCTAAGAAATCACTACAACATTTCTTCAAACTAAAAGGGGTAAGTTTAAATGTATCGTAGAAGTTTATTAACCCAAATTGACTAGCTAATGTTAGCTTATAAAATATTCCATCTTTCATAACTAACCTATATTCAAACGGGTTTAACTTATTATTTTTCTTATCTGTATTACTATAGTTTAAAACTTCATAACATTTTTCAAACTCATTCCATTGCTTTTTAGTGTAAATGTCATCTTGTTTTTGGTTGTTCCCATACCTTGAAACAAAGTCTAATATAAAAGGCTTAACATCATATAAGCAGTTATGAGCAAATAAATTTATCTCTTTACAGTTAGTGTTTAATAACATGTCATTAAAATTACTAACATTATTGTACCAGTAGCAAATATCTGTATCATTATCACAACTCATTAAAGCAATTGAATAAGTTAACATTTCACTTTTATTATTTATTGCACAAGCTTCTATATCAAAAGCAAAATTTAAAACTGATTTCTCATCTTCAGATGATATTCTAGCTTTATTTATATAGTTCATAATTCCTCTTTCTTTAATAGCTTTTAACCTTTCATTTAAATCCATTAATCATATACCCCTTTCATATCTTTTAAACCATGATATTTTTGTATACTTGATGTAACTACTTCATAAATTGCCCTTTCAACTCTTTCTTCATTCCCGACAATCCCATCTTCGGGGTATCTATCTAACAATTCTCTTAAAACTTCTTTAATCCATAAATCTCTTTGCAATGGTGATAAACTATTATATTCTGCTCTTATCATTTCTTGAATGTATGGTTTACAAGATAACTGTATAGTTGGTGATGACATAAATTCATTTTCAAACCAAGCATCATTTTCTGTGCTATCTGTTAATGTTTTGTAAACATTAGCAAATTTTATTTGTTTCATATCCTGTTTGAATTTCTTAATCATTTCTCTTTTAGTTTTATTATCCGTAATAATTATATTCTCTAATTTCTGAACCGGTACTCCATCATAGAAAAATGATTTCTTATCATAATAAGATAAAAATATATCTTTACCTGTTAAATAGTCTACTTGCATTTTTGGTAGACCCATTGTTTCAAGTGCTTGAAGTGTAATATCAATTTCTTTGTTATACTTTTTAATTACTTGGTTGTATTGGTAATCAATTGAACTCTTATATTTTTTTCTTGCTTTTTCTTCTTTTTTAATAGCAGAATTTAAACCCGTAGTGATTTTATTAATTGCTTGGTTTAGTTGAGTTTTACTAAGTGTTTTCCCTTGTAAATAACTTGGAATTGCATAACCTAACAATTCATATTTTTTAACTAAATATTTAATTGTTTGTTTACTTGACTTTTTTGAAAAGTCTGCTCTTCTTAAACCGCTTAATTGTCGCTTTGCGTTCATACTATCTCCCCCATATTTAAGTATATAACAGGGGTAATTACTACCCCTAAATATTACACATGATTAAGTCTTTTTTCTTTGTATTCTTTTATCAAGGCTAAATCTTCCTCATTAATACACATGTATTTTTTAAACTTCTCCAAGCATAGTTCTACATCAGCGAGTTCTTCCATAATCATTTCTTGTATTTCAATTCTATTTTTCCTTAATGTTTCATCTGAAACCATATAGCGAATATACTTAGTTAAAGCTTGGGTAAATTCTCCCATTTCCTCAATTGTAATTATAGCTCTATAAACAAATCTCTCATTCATTTTAATAACTCCTCCCTAATATCTTGTTGGTCAAATAAGAAGTTAACCATATACTCATAATCACTTCTTGACTTGCAACCACTAAAAACATAATCATAACATATACTGAATATGTCAGTAGGGAATAGTTCTTTATTCCCTAGGACATGTCCAACTTTTAATGATAATAAACTAAATGCTACATATCTATCGTCTGACATTACACATACACTTCCTTATCTTTATCATTAATATAAATCACACATTCTTCATCTTCATAAACTTTATAATCTGCTTTATCTTCTTCAATTAATATTTCTAATCTTTCTTTTAATTCTTTTACTATCATATTAAAATACACACTCCATAACTTTATTTTCAATTTCATACTCGTTCATATAACGATATGGAAAAACTGCTTTTTGATATTCACCTCTTATATCTATAAACCTAACTATCAATAATCCATCTTCTAAATTGCTAGATATAAATCTACAATGCACCTTTGTTAATGTTTCCTTTATTAATCTTTCTGCTTTAAATTTACACATATTCTCAAACCCCCTTTTTAATTAATCTTCAATATCTGCTATAATATATGATACTATTATTAGTACCATTACAAACACAATTAACGGTAATATGTCGATTATTATTGCCATTCATCTTCCTCCTCGTAATAATCACGCTCTGAAGCCCCTACAAAAAATACAATTATTAAAAAGTTTAATGCTAAGTATAGAAATAATAACCCTAATATTGTGTTCATTTTTTACACCACCTTATACTTTTCCTTGATTATTCTGTCAATATATTCTCTAGCTTTTAATAAATCTTCTTTACCATTTTTCTCTTTGTATCTTGTTACGTATTTTATAACATTACCTTGCATAAAATCTAAATTATTCTTTTGACAAAAGTCTATCACATCAAACCCTGTACCGTAGTAAGTTGGTTTAGTTTTGTCAGTAAATACTTCCTCTTGTTTTGTTAATTTTCTAAAACTGTCTATTGGATATTTTTTCCAGTAGCCTAAATCATTTGTTACTACAATGCAATCCACATATTCATAAACAACTTCATAAATTCTCCCTTTTGTTAATTGTGTATAAAAATCAGTAATACACTCAACTTGTTTGTTCATTTTATTACCTCCATTATTTATTGCAGTTCCAATTCATTCCCTTACATACTACAAGGATACGTTGTTTAGTAGTAGTTAACTATTTCCCTTTCCATGGTTTAATTATATAACATTTGAACAGAAAATACAATACTTTTTGGATAAATATTTGAAAGAAAATATAGAAATATTTCGACAAATATATTCGACATTAGAGCAGGTC